AATAAGTCAACATAATCAATAAGCACTAAATCAGGCATTTGATCTAAGTCTCTACATTTTTGTATATGCGCTTCAATGGTACTTATAGTCGCTTTACCTGTTGGATATTCTTTAATCACCAACCTACCAGGTAGATTAGAGACAACCTTTTCAACGTCTGTTCTGTGGTTTTGAATGTTATTTACTGATATGTTAGTGAAACAAGCATCATATCTTTTACCAATATAAGCTTCACTTAATTCTAATGTATAATGATTAACATTAAATCCAGCTTGTACAGCCGCAGCTCCTAGAGCAATTAATGACCAACTCTTACCACCACCAGGACCTCCAAATATTAGTCCAAAATCACCTCCACCTAATCCACCTTGTAATAACTCATTAATACCAGGCCAAGGTGTAGCTACTGGATTTCTATATTCTTCACGATATCTATCTTCAACATCTTTTTCATATTCATGACCTAAGTTCTTGTCCATACCTGCTTTTAAAGCAGAGTCAACAAGTACTCTAATATCATCATACATTCCTGACTGTAGTAGATCTACTGATGTTAATAGTGCTTTCTTTAGCTGTTGGTTTTTACAGAAATTACTAAATTCTTGTTCTACATATTCTTGATCTTCATTAGATGCTTTGTATGCTTCTTTTAATTGTTCTACTACTGATGTTTTTAATACTTCATTTTCAATTTTCTTTACTTCAATATGAAGTGTATCAAGTGTAGGTGTAGCATGGTACTTATCAAAATATTTAATAATTGTTTCTACTAACCATTGATGTGCTTGATTATCAAAATAATCTGGTGTCGCTACATCACGAATATTAAGTAGAAATTTTTTATTCTTTAAAAGCGAGCTAATTACCTTGGTTTGAAAATTCAAACCATATTGATTTAATTTGCTAAAAGCAACCATAACTATTTTAATTTATAAACTTGAAGATAAGAAAAAATTTCGTTAAGCCAAATCTCTACATTAGGAATTGAATTACCTAATCTGTCTTCATTGTAAAACTTTATGAAATGTAACTTATCTAATCTATTAGGTTCATTTGTTAATACTTGTTCTATTTCTTCTAAACTGTCTTCTGGCAAATCTGGATTGGATAAATTCATTAGTTGTTGATTGATAAGTAACTGTTTTTTAAAGTTAACTATATCACCATACAAACCATGTTCATTAACTAATTCTTCAGATTTAGCTAATATACTTTCTAAAGTAACATCTAAATTATTCTCTAATTCTGGAAATAGTTTAAATAGTTTTTTAGGTCCTAATCCTTTAACACCAGGTATATTATCTGAATCATCACCCATTAATATTTTTTTATTAATAAAGTTTTGAGGATATAAACCATACTCTTCCTTTACTAATTTAGGTGTATAGAATTTCTTTTTAATAGGTGAATACACTGTTACTCTATCATTTACTAATTGTAGAAAATCTTGATCAGCTGACATTATATGTATTTCACCATCTAATTTATTTGTTATATAACCTATAACATCATCAGCTTCTACTTTATCAATAGATAATAAGTCAACAGGTAAACACTTTAAATACTCCACTAAACGTAACATTTGGTTTTCAATAGATGCTGATTCATCTTCTTTACCATCAAATCCATCCCAATTAGTTATACGTTGTAGTTTTCTATGTGCTTTATATTCTGGATATAGGTTCTTTTTATTAGTAGTACTACCATTACCATCAAATATTAAAATAACTCTTGTAGGCTTAATATGACGAATTGCAAAACCAATCGATTTTAAGAACCCAGTGAGCCCACCGATGTGGGCTCCACTTGAATTCATATGGTTGATCATGGCAAAACTTCTTAGAAATGTATTCATTGAGTCTACTAAGAGTACCTTGCTGTTTAAATATAAGGCTTCTTGCTTAGTATTCTTAATATTGGATAGTATATCTTTAAACGTCTTGTTCATCGTCATTATCGATTTCAATCATTGGAGATATTTTACTACTTTCTTCCCATTCACTATTATCCTCAGTAACTTTTATCTCATCAATTTTTACTCCCTCACCAAACCATTCATGAGCATGAGCTGCTTTATAAGCTTTCTCATCATCTTTATCATCTGGAATAAATCCATGAGGTGTAACAATTACTGTTGATGTGGTAGCAATTCCACAATCAGCATGAATTTTATCAATAGACATTTTAGTACGTTTAGCAAATTCTACTTTCTTACCCTTATGTTGAGCGTGAATCTTACTTGTACCACTATTTGTAACATTACCAAATGTAATTACAATTGAGGCGTCCCAATACATTGTATTACCACCTTTATTAGTCATACGAGGTTGACTCATAGGAGTTAGTGCTGGTTGAACACCTGTTTTATTAATTACAAAGAATGTATTAGTAAACTGATATGATTCTTTACGTGATAGTGGAATTTTCTGATTAATAAAATTACCAAACTGTGTAGCCATCGCTCCAGCATTCCACATTGGATTATTTTTACCTTGTTCAATACTCATATCACATGGTATAGAACCTACTGAATCCCATAAGAATAATAAATCATGAGGTAAGTTACCTTTCTTTTGTTCATCTAAAATGTCAGCTATAAATGCTGCTACATCTTCAATTGAATTTAAAGTTGACCTATCAACATATAGAAAGAAACCTTTATAATTTATTACTTCACCTGTAGTTTCATCAGCTTCAGCTTCACATTGGAAGCCCATTTTTTGAGCATGAGCAAAATCCCATTTCATCTCAGTAATGATGAAAACAGGTAGAATGCCCATTTTCTGAGCATTCACCGCTGTTTCAATCATTAATGTTGTTTTACCTGTGTCTGAGCCGCCTCTAGCTATAGTAATATGTCCCATAGGTACACCTGGTATAGATAAAGCGTCTTGGACAGCTGGAGAGAATGGAATCCACTTTTGGGTTTTAAAGTTAGACGATTGGTCTAGCTTTTTAGTTTTCTTGAACTTGTCAAGATCAAATGTACCCTTAATTGCTTGTGATACACTTGCATTTACACTTTTAGCGGATTTAGCCATTTTAATTACTTGTTAAATAGTTCATCAAATTCATCTTCATCAAACCCTTTTTTCTTAGTGTTTAATGTGTAGTTAGCCTTAGGAGCTTCTTGTACTGGTGTTTCAGCAACTTCCTCAGTTGTTTCTTCACCACTGTCCTCAGATGGCTCTAGCCACTCCATTAACATAGTCTTCATTTCATCAAACTCATATTTTTTATAGAGTGATAAAACATCAGGCTGTTCACTAATCCATTTCTTGATAACTTCATTATTATCAGTTAATGGGCTAGTTTTTGGTTTAATACGAATAGATGATTTGTTGAACTTAGTACCTGTAACTTCAGGGCCAACTGTATCAACTGTTAGATCCCTACCTTCCATAATATCAGTGTAGTCTCCGATATCCTCATCCTCAGCGATACCTAATAATTCGAGATACATTTCCTTACCAAATTGCCACATGCGAACACCTTTTTCTTCTTCGCCACGTACAATGACAGGAACAAATACTCTCATTTTAGGTTCAATCTTCTTAGCTAACGACCAATTTTCTTTATCGCTAGTTTTACGAAGTTGTTGAGCAAATTCAACAATTGGATCTTTCTCTCCAAAGTTAGTTAATGCTAACATGGTCTTATTTCCAATACCATAGTGAAACATTACTTCTCTGAACGGATTTGCCTTGTTGAGTTTAGATGGAACAATACGAATCACTGATTTTCCGACTGGCGGAATCCAGAAATTTTTGGCGCGTTCTTCTTTGTTGCCGCTGCCTTTACCTTTGTTTTGCAAAGTCTGTAAACGACTTTTGATTTGTGATAAATCCATAACTGTTTATTATTTTAGAATTAAATATAAGATAAGTTAAGCCAAAGGCCAAACTTAGAGATTAATAATCTTATAAATGGTTGTTTCCAACTTACGAAGATCAGGACCATTAGTTAATAAGATAGTGTTCTTATAATCGGTCCATTCAACTTTATAATTAGGATCAGCATAACCATTATTTAATGTTTTGATTAAAGTATTCAAAGCATTAATTGTATATAATGTATTTGATTCTTTCTTGCGGTGTAACAATATAGTATTAGGTAATACAGTAGTTGTACTCATATTACCTGGATCAATATTATATGTGCAGATAAATTCATCACTATCCTTAGACTCTAAAATAAAAATTTTATTGAATAAGATAGAATAGCGGGCTGTAATAACCTCAATTGTTTTTTCTATGTCTTCCTTCTTTGAGAAGGTCGCGAATAACTTGTTTGCCAATTCCTCTATTGTTAA